ACTCCAAATAAAGGTCTTTCTTGCCGATAATGACCCCCTAAGGTAGTATTGTTAATTCTAGGTAAGGCAATGTAGCCAGCAAAACCTCTGGGGTCAGTAACAGTATTGCCAATACGCATAGGACTAGCAGCATCAGAATCTAGAGCACCCACCGCAGCTGTCTGCCCAGTATAGGCACACTCTACATCATTGTAATATATCCGTGCCTTCCTATCCCCCGTATCATCATAGGTAACTCTTATAAGAGTCCATACATTGTAGGTTAAAGAGGTCGATGGAGTAGTAACACAGTTCGTTGTAGCAGCAGTCAGAGTCATGCGGATAATGTTAGCTGAGATGAAGTTTAACCTCTTTGTGTTTTTATCAAAGAGTCTCCCGCCTCCACCTCCGCCTACACCAGTAGGATAGAACCAGCCTTCCCATGTAAATGTAGTCAGGTCATCTAAGCTCGCAGCACTACCGCAATCAATGTAATCATCTGCTGCACCTGCCCCATCAAAACCCAGACACCACAATCCCCAAGACAATCTTGTCCAGACTGCACCTGAGATTGTGCCATGATTCCCCTTCCCACTTCTGTCTCTGATAGTTGTACTTTGTGGGTCATCCTGCCCTGGTAAATAGAGAACACAGCTTGAAGTGGGAACATATTTGGGCATATAGGAGGGCCTGATATTCAATAACGGACTTAACACATTACCCTCCTTAATATCTTTCTAGTGATAACTCAATACTCAATTCGTTTGTAGCGACTTCGCCTGTGATGGCATCTCTAGTAGCCACAATACCAAATAAGTCATCAGCAGTACTAGCTGCGTCTACCCATAATGGCAACCTCCCAAGTGTACTAGGGCTAATAATCGCTAAAGAAACTCCACCCAAATCTTCCAATGCGGGGAAATCTAGCTGCGCAACAAAACCAGCCTTATCTGTATTGTGTGGAGCAGTATTGGCAGCATTATCGTTTGTTGCACAGGTAGCTGGTGCTACATTAAATAGGTAAACAGTCAGTCGGGGTGTTAATCCAGTTGTTTGCCAGATTGCTTGAGCTTTAACAAGATAGCCCCCTGAATTATTTGCCCTGAAAATAGCGGGAAAGTCCCAGTCAGTACCAGCACTTGCGCTCTCAGATATAACATCCTCAGCAGCATAATCACCCGCAGCAGCTATGGCTTTTGTAGTTCTAACTGTCTTAACTGATGGGAAGACTGGTTGGTTTAAGTTTGAACCAGCTATCGTTCGCCAAACTACAGTTAAATTCCCCGTTGTGCCAGCCCCGCAAGCAATCCTAGTCTGACTTAGCGGCCCAAGAAGCATATAAAGTGTGGCTGTGCTAGGGCTACTTATTTGTGATACAGTGGGAACTGGTGATAGTGAAGTGCGATTTATGTAGGGTATGTTATAGAATGTAGAACCATCTGGTGTAGTTTGAAAATCAACAGTGCCATTCCAGCTACTTGCCCCAGTAATCTCTACAAGAACCGACCCGCCATCTGCATTAAAATCAATATCTGGCGAGGCATCGGCAACTATGGTAGAAGTAACCGTATTTGAGGTGTCTGCTGCTTTATGGTTATCTGTCCTAGCTATATGAGCGTTATACTTGGTTCTTAGCTCATTCAGTAGGGCATATACAGAGGTTAGGTCAATGGCATCAGCAGCAATTATAGTAGTGAACGTGTCGCTGGTTCTATGAACACCTGACTCTGTAAGGTGGGCGTTGAAGTCAACCTTTATTTCGTTGACTAGAGTTATGACAGTAGCCAATGTTGTGGAATCGGAAGATGTAACTAGGTTGGTATCCGCAGCTACATGATAAGTTGTAGATGCAGCATGGGTATTATAGTCTGATTTGATTTCGTTGGCTAAGGTGTACTCGTAGTCGGTTGCCGAGGCAAAAATTGTTCCTCTTTTTTCTCCAATCATTGAGATTCAATCCTCCTTCTAAGTATTCTCAATCACTACTTAGGTTTTATTTAATTCTTAATAAGGTCTTGTTACTGCGTGTTGTATCGCTGGTCTACTTCCTCTCATATAAGCTACGGTAAGGGTAATAGCCCCAGCATCTCCGATTATTTCAGCCGTCCCCAATTTCGCAAAAGGAATCATAAACATTTCTTTTGCTGCCACAGCATGACTTGGAGCAGCAGTTGTAGCTGTGGTCAAGGGATTCCAATGACAAGCAGCGCTAGGATAACACCACACCTCGCCCACATTGGCAGGAAGTGTGAAACTGGAACCTAGCGTTGCCGAAGCAGCGTATACTGAAGTCTGTTGTTCCAGTGCGATTATCGGGGCTACTGTCTTTAGTTTGGTATCTGCCATTTTATACTCCTTTATCCAATAACTATGGTATCTTTAAGTTTCCTGTCTCTTGGATTAGATATATTTTCTGTTGCCTCCAGAACAAACTTGCCCCTAAGTACTTTCTGGGTCGCCTTTTCTTGATTGTTGTTAATATAAACACGGACTTTATTCTGCACTGAGGCAGAATCATATCCACGCTTACGTAACCATTCAAGTCCTCCAGCGATTAACCCTATAACACCATTCTCTGTTTCTCGAATGAGTTGGTCTCTTTGTCTTCCCCTGACAGTTTGCATATCACCTACTTCAAGGCTACAGAGTATGGCTGTATAGCCCATCATACTACCAGGTCTCTCCAAAAGTTTATCCTTAGACTTATCCCATGAATTATAGTCAAACTCTATACTTGCCATAGCCTCTCCTTTGTTACCACGCCTGAATAAAGCCCTTTTAACCAGAACGGTGGGTCTTTAATAAGCCCTTCCTCCCTACCCAGTATCTGCCTTAGATTAGCAGTTAGAAAACTAGAAGTCCCTGCATTGGGGTCATTCCTTTTACTCTTCTTAGGGTCTTCTTGTAATCCTGCTCTAGTAAAGAATAGGTTTATTCTCCGTTCCATCTCCTGCCATTGCTCTACTGTAAAGTCGTCTCCAGCAAGTTGGAGTGTACCAGTGGACTTTGTAAAGCCCACTGGCTTACCCCCTACTATTACTTTGGTTAAGACAATAGTATCAAACTGTGGCATATTACACTACTAAGAAGACCATAGTCAGGCAGAGCATCAATGGATTGTCTCCTGCTGTGCCTTCCGCCGCCTTATCAACATCAATGCCCAGAACATTACCCGCCTCTATTACGCCAGTACCATCAAAGGCAGCAGAAACATCTGCTTTATTGATGTCAGCAGCAGCAACAGTTAGGGCAGCAGCAGCAATACCATCAGTGGTTGTGGTAGTAGTCTCGTCATCTACACCAGCACTTACATCAATAGTGTAAGTATCCGATGCGTCTAATGCAGTACCTACACCAGTCCACCACAGATGAGCTATCTCTAACCCTACGCAGTTAGCGGGAACTTCAAGGCTACCCCCTGCCGCCTCGGCAGCAGCATCCAAAAGAACCCCCGTAAAGTCGCCATACTGGGACATTACAGCAGTGCCGTCAGGAGCTAACTGAACGTTTACGATGTGTTCCTTGACTGGCGGAATATCCACATACAACTCTGTAGTAGATAAACCAAAACCTAAGACTTGAACTAGGTTGTTAGCCCCAGTTGGTCTAGTTGCGGTAATAGTTCCAGCAGTTGCACTCAAGTAATACTGGTCTCCTTGAGTATATGGAGCATCAGTATCAACTATGATACAACTTCGGCAGAAAGCCCCTACCTCACCAATAGAGACATTATTAACAACAATCGCCTCAGTAAATAAGGTGTTGTCATCAGCATCGGCCTTTTCCCAGTCAGTACCGTCAAAGTAGACTGGCATACCTGCGGTGAGGTCAGTTGAACCTACCGTTCCTGTAAAGACACCCCTTGCTTGTCTTACATAAGCATCAGCCATTTCATTCCTCCTATTTTAGTGAACTTCTAAATTAAGCACTTGAGTCAATACCACCTAGCGCTGCTATCATCTTGGCTGAAAATGCTACAGCCGCAATATAGACCACTAGACGATAAAGATTCTCATTTTTCTTCTCTTTGATACCCAAGGTTTGAATGTCAGGCTGCAGTACTGGACCATTATGAATTATGGTATAACCCTGCTTCTCCTCACCAAACTTGACAGCAAAGATAGTTGTGGCTGTGCTTGACGGCCACGTACTTGAATCGTTATATGTTTCTGCGTTGGTGATATAGTTGTTTATGACGATTGGGATAGTATTGTACCTGAAAACCTGTCTCCCGTAATCATCCATACTAGGAACTAAGATACCACTAGATGAAGATGCCCGACATATTTGGGTAAGTTTACGCCTCATAGTCTTATTCATAATAAGAGCATCAGGTAAACCATTCTCTACCATATCAATCATGGCATCCAATCTATCTTGCGTGAGCTCTGTCTCAGCCGCACCAGCCCCATCAACCACACCATCGTCCATTGCCATCATGCGTGTTTCACTTCGGCACAAACTATCTAACCCCTCAAACTCAGTAGAAACCGCCTCTGGTTCTCCTGTGATGATAAGGTCTTCAATTTTACGCCCAAGAGACCTCGACATAGTTGCAATTAAAACCGCTTCCTGATTCTGAATATTACTCCTTGTTTGAAGAACACTTCTATCTAACGGCGACTGAGTACCTACTGTAACTAGAGAAGTTGATTTTGCGGTAAAAGTAGGCTCGGAATCAGTCCAGTCATCTCCTACTGTATGCGTACTTGAAGTTGGTAGTGTATTCTCTCTATTGTATTTAAGAGAGTTCCCACTAAACTCCATGAATTGCAGTAGGGGAGCTATCTCACTAGCCGTGATGATATTCTCATATATGCCGTCAAGAAGCATGTCGTTAGACAACTTAGCATATTGAGTTAAATTTGGCATATTCCCCCCTTATTTGTTTATTGTATTCCTTTCGTTTCAGCCTGCAGCCTTCTGCCTTCGGCTATTTTTTGCACGGATGTCAGAGCAAGCCTTTGTGCTCCACTACCGATACCTGCACCGACTTCTACCTCGTCCTTCCCTGGAACATTGGGTTCTGCTTCCACCATTTTTAACCTTTCCTCTCTTGCTACGAGATTCATCTCTCTTACATCGGCACAGTCAACCAGTAACTCCTCATTCACCCCGTATTCCTTTGCTATTTGGGAACGAATACCTTGCCTCTCGAACCCCTTAATGTTGCCCTCTGCCTTCTCAATTTCCTTTTTGAGCTTGGCGTTATCTCTGGTGAGATTCACGTAGTTCTTACGCATCTCCTCCACATCTTCAGGGTCAGCATTACGAGCTTTAAGGTCGAGGATTTCGTCCTCTAGGGAAGCTAACCTTTCTTCCGATTGGTCGTGCTTATCCTTCCAAGATTGAATCTCCCTGTCCTTAATGCTCCTTAGTTCCGCAATCTGTTCTTCAGTTGACTTAACGGGCTTTGAACCCAACTGCGTTTTGTCTTTTTGGTCTTCCATTTTTGAACTCCTCCTTTTCTTTCACCTGCCCGTTCTGGGCAAGCCAGCACGGAAGCCATCCGTACAGTTGCGAGCAACACCCCTGATGTAAAAGACACGGGGCGAGCACCCCATCTAATACGAAAGGGATATTGCTCGCCCCGTTGACCTATAGGTATTCTATTTTTAACGTGCTAATAGCAATCTGCTTTACATAATACACTATATTGTAGAGTTTGTCAAGTCCTTATCTTAGTAACCTCGCTAAGTTCAATTTTACGGGAGTAGTAGTGGGTAAAACTTCCTCTCTGCTGTAGAACATTCGGTAGTATCTATCCAGTTCAGGGTTCTGTTCTCGCAAGAGCTTCCGCCTCTTAGTAATCTCTCTATCTACTTTTAGTTGGGCAGTCTTAGTAGTAGGAGTTCCCATCTCGCTTAATACGTCATCCTTTATTCTCCAGTAGGGTTTCAAAATCTGCTTGGCTTTAGTAAGTTCGTGGAACTCGTAGGGTAGATTTTCGTATTTCAGCCCTCTATATTCCTCAACATAGAGAAATAACTCGTTTCCAAGTTGTTGTTTTAATTGAGCCTTCCTTTTTTCAGCCTCATCAAACATGTAATCACCAAACTGGTCATACATATCATCGCCATAAAGAGCTTCATTGTACACTTTAATGGCTAGTTGTTCTGGGCCAAGTTTAGCTAATGCCTCCTTAGTAGTACCTAGATTGAGTCTATTTACAATCTCCTCAAATCTAGAGTCAGAAGAACGGGCATCATAACCCCCACGTCTGGCAGTAAAAGCATCACTTATCTTTTCTCTGAATTGAACACCATCTTTCCCCTGTCGGTATTGCTGCACAGCTTGATTAACATTTTCAGTAAAGACTTCCTCTATTGCCCTACCTGCTACTCCCCAATCCCCCCATGCTGTACCCATGACACGCCTATCAAGTTCAAGAAAGGCTGTTTGTAGTTCTATATTTCTATTTTCTATCTTTCTCTGTGTTTTAGGGTCTATCTCATCCCATGTCTGATAGCCAGCTTCTTTGGCTATCTTTTCCTTGACCTTCACAAAGTCATTTACATAAGTCAGAACACCAATGCCTGTAGTAGCAGGGATGGCAGTCCACAAGGCGTTCACGCCATTCTGCTCCATAGCATCTATAGTGTCCTGTAAAGCAAGGGGAAGTAATCTATCTCTAGCCATCTTGATGAAACCAGTGGTCTCGTTGAACAAAGGTTCTCCCATGTAGGATTCACCCTTCCATATATCGGCGAATAAGCCAGCGGCAGGCGAGAGTTTTGATTGAATAAACCTCAATATAATCTCATCTCTCTCTGCTTTGTTTAGATTACCGTAAGCTGTCTTTCTCTCACCAAAAGCTAACTGATTAGCAAAGCGAATATACTGTAAATAGCCACGCCATATATCAAGCCTAGTTTCACCTATCTTAATCTTACCGAAATCACCACTGCGAGGGTCCATCTCTATCTTATCACTTACCCCTGTTACCTTGAGTAAACCCAATAAAGCCGAGCCCCCAAGTACAAAAGTAATTAAAGCCTGTGCCGCCTGCCTTCTCATGTATGGGTTTTTAGATAAGTACATCCTACCTAACTGTCGGGGCATCTGCATTATAGATAACTGATACTTGGGCGAAAACAAAACGGTACTCAGGGCCGGGGCAAGCTTATTAAGGTCTTTGGGTAATTTACCGAGTCCTGATGCGAGGTTGATAAACTCTCCCATTAGTTTAAGTTGTTCGGGGGTAGCTTTTTGGGCTATCATCGTACCATAGGCATCCTTAGCTGCTCCCATCTTCATCTCATTCAGGAATCCAGTAAACGCTCTTTCCGACCTTCTCACAAAGGGGAATAACTCAGCGAAGTTAGACATAAATGGTTCTTCCTTGGCTACTAATTCAGCCCCCATTCGCATCGGCTTGAACTGGACACCCATATTTTCAACAGCGGTCTTATAGAAAGCATCACTACGCAGGGCATCATCCATTTCAAGCGACATCTTTTCCGAGGCAAAGAATTTCATTTGCCTTGCGAAAGCACGAGGAAATCTCCCAGGATGAGTTAATACTAAGAATAATCCCTGCCTGAAAGTACCCGAAACGTCACCTGACGCTAACAAAGCACGTGGAATATTAAGTATATCTATTATCTTGTCCTTTAATGATGGTGTCAAATCCGCAAAGTCCTTTACAGCATTAGCAAAGTCATCTCCGTAAATCTTGGCAAAGGCTTTGATATGATGAGGTTCAGGCAACATAATTCCAGCCAGGGTCTCTTTCATTGCCTGAGAAAGGTCAGCATAAACATGCTCACTTTCTGCTGCTTTGCGAAGGGGAGATAAAATATTCTGCATAGCATCATCCGAGATTTCGGGTATATCCATCTTGGCAGCTAATTCAGCACTTAAACTTTTCCTAGTTGACCTTACCCATACCTCGCGTGCACTTAACTCAGAAAGGGATATTTCACCCTTTGCCTCCTTCTCTGCCCATGCCCTCATGGTAGCTTCTATTCTGGCTATCCTTGACGGAGTACCTTTCTTTAGTTCTTTGCGGGCTGGTCCTACCTGTTCCTTGAATAGTTTACCTAGCCTCACAATATCTGGATTCGCTTCAGGAGTAACTAAGGATGGTTTTTCAGGTATCTTGCCAAATAACTTCTCACCAACTTTGGTACTCACTTTTTCTGAAACTTTTAATCCACCCTTGATGGCATATTTAAGCCCTTTCCCCGCAGTCTTTTCTACTAATCCCCAGGGAGAGAATTCCACTGCTGTTCCAATAGCCCTACCTATTGTTCCGAATCTTCCAATATAGCCAGCAATGCCAGCAGCAGCTTTTGCCCCTCTACCTACAGTCCCAACACCAGGAACTAAAAGCCAGGGTGCTAATTCGGCTATTCCTTTAAGGTCTAGTCTCCATTTACCCCAGGGCATATCAAAGGTTACGCCAGGAGCTTGCCACTCTTCCCACGACCTCTCCTTCCATCCCCAAAAGTCCTCACCTGCTTCCCTCTCGACATCTGGTATAAAGGGGTCGGCTATTAAGCCTAATCCTGGCTCAATGATATTATTATCTATCCACTCGAAGGGTGCCCCAAACACTTGTAATGCTCTTTGCCAGAAGGGTAAATCCATCTGCTCAATCTCCCGTTGTACTAATGGCTTCATAGGCGCTATTGGGGGTTGAGAGATAGCTGTTGGCTCCAGTGTTGTAGGTCCCATCCCAGGGGGATATAAGATAGGTTGCTGCACTCTTGCACCTGTGAATAACTGCCTGAGTGATGCTTTGGGTTGGGCTTTGGGAGGTAAAGGAGTCTTCAGAGGCTCATCAGGATACTCACCTATTAAATTAGTTACTACATTCGTAGCTGCTATATCATTTATAGCCATAGATTATCTCCTAAATCGAGTTCTAGGAAGAGCAAGGTTCTTTTCCTTAGGGGGTATTAAGCTGCCTAGATTTTCCTTCTCTAAGAAATCCTTCCATTCTGCGACAGAACCCCTTCCGAATCGAGAATAGTAAGTGTTAAAAAACTGGCCTAGATACTGACCTTCTCGTGGCTCAAACCCTGATAAGACTTGTTGGTAGGCATTCCATGCCTCAGTGCTGGACAATTTGGGCGCTTTACTACCACCCATAGCTATCTGTTCTGTTGCCTGAGCTTGCCTAGCTGTCTCCGTTGCTGCCTCTATTTCTTCTGGTCTACCACCTTTCTCTGCAGCAAGCATACCGTGAACTGCCGTAGTTCTAGCTTCGGCTGGGCTCGGTTCACCTGAAAGATATATACCTCTACCGCCTCCTAGTAACTCTAAGTTACGGTTCATCTCATTGATGACAGCTTGATAGTAAGGGTTATCAGTTCTCCCGTACACTGGGGCTCGCCCTTCTTTTACTCCTTTTATGGATTCACTTACAAACTCGCCCGTAGTCATACCTAATTTATCAGCTACTTCCGATAGAGTCCCACGCATACCAGGCCAGTTACCCTTTTCCATAAACTCATAAAAACTTTGCTGTGTTATTTGGTTCAAATCTGTTACGGAAAGATTTTTCATTACTTCTTTTGCTGCACCTAATGTATCCTCAGTCATTTCTAGTAAGACACCCTGTTGAGATAAGCCTTTTTGAGATAAGATTTTATTGATATTCTCTGCAAATATCTCACGGAGATTGATCTCTGGTGGTAAGTTGATACCTAATTTTTCAGCCAGTACGTCAATTTGTTTTTGTTCTACATCTTGGTGGAATTGATAGATTTCTAATTTCCCAGCAGCAGCTAGGCTTTCGTGTAAAATATTCTCATCGTATATACCCGCCAATGATGGTGGTAAGTCAACATCAAAGCCAATACCCTGACTAATTAACCAATTTGACCAATCTTCTATTGTTTTACCCTTGAAATCGGGAGGCAGGGGTACAGTTTGTTGCAATTCAATAGCCTTGTCCATTATTGGCTTTATTACCTTAAACCACGCATCAGATTCCTGTTCTTTGGTTAATTTGGCAGTGGGGTCTCTTGTAAGTATCCCTTTTCTGCGTTCTACTGCTGGTAGATACTCATTATGGAACATCTTTAGCCATACTTGCTCCGTAGTATCTGGTGCTGCTTCTGGTAATGTAGCTTTTGCTTCTTGGTATCTTCTGTCCCAAACTTTCAAGGATTCTTCTATAGTAGATAATACTTGGCTTTCCCCAACATATTGAACCTGTAATCCCTCCCCACTTTTCTGGAGATAATCCCAGAATTGAGGGTCGGGGTATTGTGCCTCAAATCTACCTCGTACTGCATCCCAAGAATATGTAGTTGTTGGGAAATCTCTTTCCCAACCCCTTTTGGCACTCTCAAATGCCCCTTTTACGCTCTCAAAGTCCTTTTTTACGCTCTCAACGAGTTGTTTTGTATCCGTAGACACAGTATTCCATTCAAGCCCAAGTTCTTTAAGAAAGGCCTCCAATGCTTTATCCCAATCTGACTCTGTCTTAACAGGTAATTCCGTAATTATCTTATCTTGTACCATTATCTACCTCCAAATCGTGATGCACCTATCTCACGAGGTACGTTACCTCCGTATAATTGTCTCAGCATTGCAGGTGGAATACCTGTGGTCTCAGGTGGTGCGTTTTCAGGACTTATTCCTGCCCTTCTGGGTGTTCCCTTCCCTGGTTCAAACCCAAACTGAGCTTCGGTTTGCTTGATAGCCCATTCTATTCTTTTCGCTTTTTCGGGGTCTTTATCTTTGTAGTATTGATAGGCTTTATCTAGCTCATAAAGTAAACTTACTTGTTGCATTTGAATACTACGCTCCATATCGTGTTCATGTATGCGTGTTCTAACCAACTCAGGGTCTGGTAATTGCAGAAGGTCACTGGCCACAGTAATAAAGTCCATTAAATCGCCTTCAGGCATGGCCTGTCTGGCGGCTGCAATTCTCTGAATCATATTGCTGGGCATAGCCAATTCACTCTTAACCTCAACATAGGTCAAATTAGGTACATCTTTAGGATGGAAGTCCTTACTGAAAAAGCCTGTATGCCCTCTTTCTGGCCCAGAGATGCCTATCTTGTAATTAGCAGGCCAGTTCTTCTTGTAACCATCTAACCACGTCTTCCCAATAACCCCCCTAACAAGATTCTGGGCAATATTTATCTCTCCTAAACAACTTAAAGCAGCAGTCATCATCTGAGCATAAGCGTACCCGGATAACTCCAACCCTAGAGTTGTACCATAAGCTGCTACAGGAATAGTGGCTAATTGCTCTTCTGTATCGTCTTGCCCTAATAAGACACTGATTTCAGGTAAAGCCCTAACATCCAAAGCCAATGGTCTGGCATCTTCCCCTATTTCAGCGTGTAAGATAGCCCCCTGGTCTTGGCCTGGGGAAACAAAACCCTGTTTATCCCTTGTGTAATCAATTATAGTCTGGTTAGCAAGCCTTTTAACTATTTGCTGTAAACATGACCGTAGTTTATTCCTGCGTAACTGCACACCCGCAATAGGCTCAAGTAGCGATTCCCCTATTCTCTCAATATAGTCCTTTATATCATTATCTGTACCTCTATCGGCAAACCCACCCACAGGCGCTGTAAGAATAGGTATCTTTTCCAGTCCTTTTAGTATCTTGGGAGCTATTACTTCTGCATCATCTAGGTATACTCCGTAAAGAACCTTGTCCCCATCAAGGTAATAGCATTGGTAAACTTTAACATTGCTCTTCTTATCCCCTTTACTCTTGTCCTGCCAGTCCCATTCTTTATATTTAGCTAGATAGGAAGCGTCTGCAGAAGACATAGAGTAAATATAGTAGAACCCTACTAATTTTCTATTTACCCAGCGCTGAAAGGAATTGCCTGAATTGAGAATATCTTTTCGGAAATGAGGTGAGCCATCTTTCTTTTTATAGATACCATGCAAAACTGCATAGTAACCTGTCATAAAGGCAAAGTCCGCAAACTGCCTTCGCCACACCATCTCCCCTGCTTCTATTTGCTCTATATCTTTCTCTCTGTGAATTGAAGTTAAAGCCCTCTCTGCATCCGATTTCCTGTCTCTTTCCTTCCTATCTTCATCTGAAATAGGAATTGAGTCTATCACGTCACTTGACGACAATAAATGTAAAGCTAGATTTCTAAAAGCACGGGGTCTATTAGAGACTACAGTCTCAAGGTCTTTGTTCTCAGGAGAAGCAAGCACATCTATAAGCCGTGCTAATTTATACCACTCTTTTATCTTTTTAGTGCGAGGTGCCCAAAAGGCTTGACATTCCCTAGCTTCGGTTAATAACTCCATTTATTTACTCCTTACCACCTATATCCATAAGACTCGGCTGGTTTTCTTTTGTTAGAAGACGAGGCGGTTAGTTCTAATACTTTCAATGCTATCCCTAAAGCCGTAACTCCATCATCGTTAGCTCCCTTTGGGGCACTATACTTTATTGTGCCTCTTTCAGTAATATACTTTCTATAGTTTAGAAGTTCTCTAATTAGTGTCTCATCATCTGTCTTGAGGGAATTGTCCTCTATCACATCGGTTATAGCCGCTATCATCTGTGGCTTCAAATTAACATCCGTATACCATCCTGGTTTAAGTTCTTTATTTATGTCAACATAATTCCGATGGTGGTAAATAGCAGGATAATGTAATTTATTGATAAGAATATCCAGAACAGTATCACCCCATCCCGTGTTCCTCTCAACTGCTATGGGACACATATCGTATAATTCCCCCATTGCTTCTAATTTAGCTGCATACTCAACAGGTCTCATTCTATCCCTTAATGAAGCAAGGTGTTCCTTTTTATGATTTACTGCTACCGCATAACAAAAGTCATCACCTAGACCACTGGATGTGTCAGCACCTATAACTACTCTATCCAGGGGGTCTTTCATCTGCCATATATTGATACCATCTTTATCTTCTATTGGGGCTCGACACCTGTTTAACCAGCGCTTCAAAACATCTCTTTGCCATACATTGCCACCTGATATGATAAAGCAGTTTATGTCATCAAAAGGATATTCCTGCTCGGCTAATTCCTTTCTCTCTGCCTTAATAGCACGCCAAAATCTGATTTGGTCTAAGGACAGACCATATTTGACCATCAAATCTATTTCGCCCACAGTAGGGATTATCTTGCGCTGGTCCATAGGTAAGGCAAACAACGAACCTTCTGGCAAGGTATTTTCTGGGCTCTTAAACCAGGGTATAAAATGTGACTTAAAGATAGAGTTGCCCGATGTAGCCGATAACCACCTCTGATGAAATAAATCCCCCTCTCCTTGCGGCGTGCATTCTATCACCTCCCACGTATTCTCCAATCTAGGGATAGCCTCCTCGAAACCTGCTACAAAGTTTTCTATATCACCTTGCTCCCACTTCGCCATTTCGCTGGCGTGCAAATCGGTTATTGTGCTTCCTGCTCCAAAGACTTTAGCGTTAGCTGTACCGATATACAGTTTAGAGTCCCTAGAAGGGAAGTATTTCATATTCCGTGAGTCATACGACATACTAGGCCATTCTATATCAGGGTGTTGTAATCTAAGATGCTTGTCAAACAACTCAACTTTCTCTAATAGCATCTCAGTTGCAATTTTCTCATAAGAGATGATAGCTGCATTGACACCATCAATCAGGAGAGCCTTAACATAAAAGACGGCCAGAACCAGAGATGAGAAGCCACCCTGCCTAAATTTAAGGATAATATCTCGTGGGCTACGCCTCTTCCAAAACCAGTCTTGCACACTTTTGAACTTGAAAGGAACTAATTCTTTATTCTTATCACGGATAAATAGAAACGACTCTATAAAGCGCCGAGCATCACCAGCTTGAGCCTCGGCAACAATTTCCTCTAATTGGTCTATTGTCTTGACGGTCATTTCTTTTTGTGTGTAGGTTTCCAACCATGACTACTAGCATTTCTAGCATTAGCTGAGGCTTGAGCCTCACCCTTTGTATCTGAATGACCTTTAACCTTCCTAGTATCTTTATCCACAATATCCCACCCCCTACCTGACGACTTCCTCACTACGGCTGGCATTTCA